AAGAGGAGGAGGGTTCCTATGTTGACGCGAAAGACATTCGGCACTGTTTAATTGAGCGAATGAACGAGGATGAACTCTATGTGACGAATGATGTTTCGCTTGGAATAAAAGAGCGCGGCATGCTTTTATACGGGACGAATGCGGTTGGAAAAACGAGCATGATTCGGGCGTTAGGAATTTGCATCATTATGGCGCAGGCGGGACTTTATGTTCCGTGTTCCGCGTTTACGTATCGTCCATATACGAACATTATGACGCGAATATTAGGAAATGATAATTTGTTTAAAGGAATGTCGACATTTGCGGTTGAAATGTCGGAACTTCGTGTGATTCTAAAATGCGCCGACCAAAACAGTTTGATTCTGGGAGACGAGCTGTGTTCGGGAACGGAAATTGATTCTGCGATTAGTATTTTTGTTGCTGGACTGCAGAAGCTGCATGCTTTAAAAAGCTGTTTTGTGTTTGCGACACACATGCACGAAATCGTGGACTATGAAGAAATCGCGCAACTAGACCAACTTTGTACGAAGCACATGGCGGTAACGTATGACCGGGCGCGCGATGCGTTGATATACGATCGAAAGCTGCGCGACGGTGCGGGGCCGAGCATGTACGGACTGGAAGTGTGCAAGTCGCTGCATTTGCCGGACGATTTTTTGAAAATGGCGAATGCGATTCGATTAAAGTATCGCGATAAAAATCGGGCAGGGGATTTGAGTTTCAAGCCGAGTCATTTTAATGCGCATAAAGTGAAGGGGCTGTGCGAGCTGTGTAAAAAAGAAGTGGGCGAAGAAGTGCATCATTTGCAGTATCAGAGGGAAGCGGATTCTAATGACTACATTCAGCATTTTCATAAAAATCATCGGGCGAATTTATTGACGGTGTGCGATTCATGTCATTTGAAAATGCATGAGTCAGATGATCAATATAAACGCGTTTTCACGACGGGAGAAGGCGGATACGTGCTTTCGAAACTTTAATATTAAATATTTTATAATATAAATATTAAATATTTTATAATATAAATTGTAAATTATTTTATTTGTATATATAAAATTATATTATGGAAGAAACATTTATAATTAATTCTAATAATATAAAACTGTCATCTTTAATGACGTATGATGTTACAAAATATGAACCTATGGGAATTGTAAGAGGCACAAAAGTTCACGGAATATCACTATTTAGAAGCATTGTGGGAAATTTATCATCACTATTTGGCGGGAAAAATGATGCAATAAATAAAAAAGTTGACGATGTGTATAATGAGTCAATCCAAGAGTTAATAAATAGTGCATTAATAATGTATCCAGGAGTAAAAATGATTTCAGGAATAGAGGTGACGTTGAGTGAAATGAAAAATATAATAATATGCGTTGCAACGGGAACGGCACTAGCTCCCTTGAAAAATGTGGAAAATATGATCAGAATCAAGACACAAGAAAATGGCAAGCAACAAACCAGGCGTCGTCACGTGTAAATAATTCATCGTCAGTGTAATAATGTCAGTGTAATAATTTCGTTGCTTGGTTTATATATAGCGAAATATTTTATTTGGATTGGGAAGGTGAGACAAAAATAAAAAATAAAATATAAATAAATAATAAATAATAAAATGGATAATAAATTATTTATTACTTTTAATGCATTTTTACTATTATTTATATTTTTAGCAGGCGGTATCAATAAAATCGTGTCGTTTCAAGGCACGGTAGAATTTCTTGAGACGAAAATAAACGCAATTCAACTAAATCCTATATTTATTATGGCGGTTATTGCTGCGATTATATATTTTTATGTGGTTCTGATAACGTTCGGGAAAGCAAGCCAAACAAGCCGGTTAAATGGATATTTGTTTCTTCTCATTAGCATAGCATTCATCGGAATTCCGGTTTTAGCGTATTGTAAAAAGGCGCTAAACCAGAGTAAAATGCTGGTTTCACTTATCTATGATTCGACAATTATAGGAGTGATTGGGCTTCTGACGCTTGGAAGTTTACTAATACTGTATTCTCTCTATACGAGCAAGTATGAAGAGTATGCGTATGTCGCCACGATTGGACTAGCGGTGTTTACTGCGATGACGATTTTAATTTTCCATTTTCCGACGAATCCAGATGAAATGATTTCATTTACAAAGAATCTCTCTATTTTCGGCGGACTAATGTTGTTATCGCAGCGATTCGTTGGTTCATAGAAAGTTATAGAAAGTCATACGTTTTCATTTCTTTATTATCTTCGATAAAACTGAAGCGAAGCTTATACGACAATAAATTTTCCAAAATACTTCCAGATTCGCCTTGATTAAAGATACTGATAACGTCTTTGGGCGAACATCCATCCTTAATGAATGTGGTATTGGAAATCGTTCCATCCATAAATGTTACCGGCTGATCATCACCGACTACAATTTGGTTTCCGTTGGTTGTAATGTAGTTCATAGAAGCGTCCATGTAGGTAATATATGGCGGCGAATCGGGATCCGCTTTTGAATTTGTAAGCGTGTCGACGGAAATCGTATTGTTTAAAAGTCCGTTGATATAAACGTCGAGCGCGCGCTTACTGCCATTGTAAAACGTGTTTGCATCGGGATTATAAATGGGTATAATCTGATTTGTTGTTGCATCATACACGGTTTCGTTTTTATCGAGGTCAAAATCGTCATCGCCATTATAATTTAAAACGACGTTTACAGGTTCTCCAATGGGAAACAGCATGATTGTAGTAGTTGTTACGGTTGTTGCAGTAGAAACGACGAGGTTTCCATCGGCATCGAGTGCCAAAGTCAAAGGTGATGGCGAAGTTCCATCTTTTTTTGTTACGCGTAACAAATTGAATAATGCCGATGACGACGGCGAAAGTTGAAGAGCAGAGCCAAGTTTTATCCAGAGTGAAAGTGCAAATGCGCCATTCTTTAACTGCGTTTTTTCGGGGATTGAAACGGTGGTAACCGTTGTTGCAGGGCGCGAAGTAAAAATGATAGGGATGGCTTGTTTTTGTTGCTGGTAATAAGAGAAAATAATGTAAGCAGCTAGAATTAACACAACAATAAAAATAATGGTTGTGAAATCAACTTCTTTTCCATAAAATAACATTTTTATTGACAACTAATTTTTATTGACAACTAATTTTTATTGACAACTAATTTTTATTGATATTATCTAAGATATATGTGTAAGATATATAATATCAATAAAATAATTTCGCGAATCCGAATCCGAATCCAAATTTAAATTCTAAATGTCGAGTCGAGACAGTTCAACATTATCTTTTACGAAAGCAAAGCGGACCTTGTACTTGTTGAAAAAATCGACTGCTGAATTTGTCCCATAACCACTAGAATAAATATCCCATGCGTCTTGTGGAGAAACCGGCGCTTTATGGAATGTTGCCATGGTAATGTATCCGTCGAAACCGTCTTTCGAGCCGACATATAAAGATCCGGCGCTTAAACTCCATGGACCTTGTAAAGCGTTTGTTTGCACCAGTTTTCCGTTGATGTAGATGTCGATAGAACTTCCATTGTTTACATTTAAGATAACGGACACCCAGGTTTGAAGTGGAATGTTTGAAACAGGAGGAATGACCGTGTTTCCGTTATTTCCCAAGGTTATATTTAATACGTTGTTATCTTTCCCTAAACTTACCAGAAGGTTGGGCGTATTCTGCGATGCGTCGGATTCAGAAGACATAATTGCCTTCTCTCTAGAAGTTGATTCCCATTCGGTTACATAAATCCAAGTGGAAAGGGCAAAGCTGTAGCTGTTATCAGATATAGTAAAGGATGTTTGAGTTTTTGCATCCTGGGAACCGCTAATTACGGTGCTAGAGGAGGAGTTCATCATTGACCAGATAAAATAAATGACAATAATGACAAGTATAACAATGATGAGCGTTGACCAAGAAAAATCCATTTTTTATATATTTGAACCGGAAAAATTTATTATTTATTTCTATTTATATATTTGTTTATAAAATAATTGCAAAATATTTATATAATAACTTTTTTATAATATTTTTTTATTACATTGCAGGTTATTTTTTCTATTTATTGATTAGATTAGATTTATAGTTAAGTTAAAGTTACATCTAATAAATCTAAAGTATCTCTAAAAGTTGGGTTTGAGTGGCGGATTTAATAATTTATAGGCATTATAAATCCAAGAAACGCCTTGAGTTCCGACAACGTCTTTGTAATACACCACATTACAAAGCTGGCCGTATATTCCTCCTGGCGAACCAACAATCAAAGTTTTGGGCAGTTTTGGAATTATATTTGGCGTAGAACTTTCTAAATGATTATTTAAAAATACATCCATGATGCCGCTATTGTTGAAGTTGATGAACAAGTGGTTCCATCGTTGGAGCAAAATCTGAGTTGGAACACCCACCTTAACAACGGTATTTGTTTCAGTTTGAACACTTATTACGAGTTGGTTTCCACTTGGGTCGAATAAAACTTGCGGTGCGCCGCCATTTGCATCGGTTGCGAAATTCAGAATGCTGATTCCGTCATCGGCCGGAGAATAGCTGTTTTTCGGAGGTTCAGGGTGAATGTAAAACCACGCTGAAATTCCGTAACTGTAGTGCGGCGTATTTGTTTTCACGTTGTCTGCGAGGGACGGTGTTAAAGAAACGGTTGTGCTGTTGTCCGAGTTGGGCGTTATAATATCAAACGGTTCGCTTTTCGCGTTGAGCGGCAACACTTTATCTAGAATGACTTCACCGTTGTGATTTACAACCGCGTCGAATACTTTCGGAAGCATGAAGAGCAATGCGATGAATGCGATTTCGAAGAATATAAGAATGACATAGGTCCACTGTCGTTGCACCAATTTCAGTTCGCTTCGAAAATAATCCGCCAAATTAAGACACATACAAGGAAGGTATGTCACGATTTTAAAAAGTAAACTGGACCACGTGGGCGGACCGGAAATGTAGTTGGGTGATTCGGCTCCAATGAATCGAACAATCATGGCCAAAATGCCGACGAGAATTGCGATATTCAGGATGAATAAAACCGTGTTTGCAATTATTGGAACGTTGGCGTACACGTGTAAAACTGCCATGATGAGACCAATCACGATGCCAATAATGATTGTATATTTTGTGAATGAGGTGATAAAAGGAACGAATGCTTCCAAGCCCATGACGAGTAGCGACAAAAGCGCAAACCCGATGAAAAGAAATATAAACAAAAATATGGATTTATGATCGGAAACCACTTGATACGGTTGTTTTGTGTAAATATAAATAACCACTCCTAAATACATGAGGAATATAATTAGCATCGAGCTTTTGACAAGTTGAACCAGAATACCCTTCAAAAAGTAATTGCATATAAAGGTTGATATTTTGGTTAGTATGTAAAAGGGGTCGGATAACGACATGTCGCTAAAAAAGGTGTTTACGGATGCGGTTACATTTTCGCCACGAACAAGCGTTAGATACAGTATGTATACTATGAGCGAGCCGGTCATAGAGGATGCGACGATGCCTGCGAATCGATTGACCAGGAAGAGCAATTCTGAAACTGCGACCAAAACAAATAAAACAATGTAAATGGTTGAAATGTTTAAAACGAATTTTAAGAACAGTGAGAATAAAAGTATGATGATGGCTGCGATAGAAAACCACCATTGATTTTTAATAAAATTATGGCTGAATCCGTATGCTGAAAGGGATAAAAATAAAAGAATGATGAATAATATAAAATATTTAAAGGACGCTCCGACATCAACAACTGCATCCTTTAGTTGAATTGCTTTCATTTTGATTGCATCTGAATTCATTTATTTTGCTGAATACACACACAACTCGGATCAATATATTTAATTATATAATTATTACACTTATTATTATAACAGGATAAAAAAATCGATAAAAATAATTGAATAAAAATGTGTAAAATATGTAGAATATGTAGAATAAAATAGTTGGAATAAAATGAAATTTAATTTCTGTAATATAATATGCCTATATAAAATATAATTAAAACAAGAATAGAAATAAATATAGCCAAAATTGACGGATTATTTGCCCATCCTGTTTTATCTAACGACGCTGTTGTAACATTGATTGAAAATATGAACAAGAAAATGATTGCGACATGAATTAAAATAGACCACGGACTAAAGTCGGTGCTGATAAAGTATTGCATAATTCGCGTAATAACTACTGATGCAAATTCAAATTGTTTCAAAAAGAGTATCGCGAGAGAAAGCAGCGCAATTAGCGTGAACGATATATTTATGGGATCGCTTTCTTCATCTCCAAACGTTTCGTCGTGGCGAAAAAATACGACGATGCTGGAAATCCACACGATTAAATACATGATGGTGGAAAAGATGTTGATTGGTGCAGTTATGTTTTGTAAAAAGTTTTTCGGAAAAATTTGAAACATTTTTAGAAATGTGTTTACAATAGTAATGAAGGACAGTCCTATAAAAAATGCGGTTGTCAAAATAAAAGCTAAAAATGTCGACCATCCGGCGTATGCCCAGCAATTTGAACCGTTGTCGCAACTCACTCGCAACACGTTTAAATAATAAAAGAACAGTGCGAAAATGAATGCAATTATGCTGCCGCCAATGCCCCAAGGGACGAGGTGTGTTGCATTTGTCTTATACAGCGCAGTTACAACAATTGCTAAAAAGGGGATTGTCCCTGTAAAAACGGCTGCAATGTTTCTTGAAGTTGCGCTGTCGTTCGGATTTTCGGCCAAGTCGGCGTTTCCAGTGACCAACCAGTAAATTGATATGATCCAAAACGCGTAGATTAGAATCGGGGCAAGATAATTGTTGAAAAAGGTGGACAAGCTGTATGAAGTCACGTTGAGATTGAATGCGTGATTATAAAGAACCAGTAAAACTGCTGCGCCGGCCCATGCACCCGTGAACAGTCCGGCGACCCATTTTTCGTCCATAAAGTAGAGCGGGATATTGACAAGGATGCATAGGAGCGCGATGAAAATGAATTTGGTTAAGGTTGTCATAGTTCCAGCTATTTCAACGGAATTATTATTCAGTGACTGCATTTTATTTTTTTTTATTTTTTTTATTTTTATTTATTTTATTTATTATTTCGATTTTTGATGGATATATTTATTACATAAAATTATTTAATTAAAAACTGAGAACTGCTAAATAATTTTATATCTCTCTCTTTCTCTCTACATTTGTCTCTCTATATTTCTAAAAATTTTCAAATGCTGTCTTTTTACCGTGACAATCTCTGCATAGTGCCACTAAATTATCGACGGCATTGGAACCGCCGTGTTCAAGACGGATTTTATGATCGACTTCAAACCATCCTGGAAGTTGGCGTTGACAGTCGCCACATTTCCACCCCTGTTGCGACGCGACAAATTTCTTTTTGGATTCGCTCACGCTGCGTTTTGTGGGTCCGGTGCCGGAGCCGCCCGTCGTTTTACCGGAGGTCATGATTTTATTAACGCTGTTTTGTTGTCGTCGAGTTGTCCAGCCGCCGTCGCCATCATCGTCGGCACTGGTAGAGTTACTACCTCCTTGTCCAAAGAATGCGCGCTTGTTTGTCATGTCAAAAAACGGGGTCAACATGTCTGCGGATTCGCGGCTAATGGGCATGTATTTAATAAACTCGTTGGCGTGTTGCATAATGTTGTGAGAATTTTCCGGGTTTTTCTTCATGAACAAGTACATGGACAGTCCGAAAAATCCAATGGTTGCCATTTTTATGTATTTTCTTGCATTCACGGATTCCACCAGTTTAAAATATTTACCGTCATAGTATGTGTTTACAATGAGTCCTGCGGTAATGATAAAAATAATAAATTCAAACTTAAATTTCATAATTATTTTTAATTTAATTTTATTTTATACACTATAAATTAACTATAAAATAATAATAAATATTTTTACTAAATAGTTACTTAACTAAATATTGCGAACTATAATAATATTGCGAACTATAATATTGCGAACTATAATATTGCGAACTATAATATTGTATAAACCTTCAATAAGAAAACAAGAAAACAGAAGAAAAATGATGATAAACGTTGCCGTTGCAATTACTGGAAACGGAGGAATAGGGCTGAAAGGCGGACTGCCATGGCCTCATCTAAAGACCGATATGGCATTATTTTCCAAACGAACGACGGGATTAGGATTTAATGCAGTGCTCATGGGTAAAAATACATGGCTAAGTATTCCGGAGAGAAGAAGGCCGTTGAAAAATAGAACAAATATAATTATTTCTCGTAGCGAATTAGAATTACATTCACATTCAACTTCAACATCGTGTCATGTATTTTCTTCGATATACGATGCTCTCACGCATTGTGAAGCTGCAAAGTATGATGAATTGTGGATTATTGGCGGAAGTGGAATATACAATGAGTTTTTAAACACACACTATGATAAAGTGCATCGCGTATACATTACATATGTTTGTACAAACAATGACAATGACGGTGACAAACATGGTTATGAATGCGACACGTTTATAAAGATTCCACACGAAAGCTACTTGATTGAAGAAAAAATATATAATCCAACTGAAAATTGTTACTATTTGACATGTGTTCATACGGTGCATGTAAATAATGGCGGTGAGATGGAACTATTAGAAGATTTTATAAAGGGTCGCTCGGATGAGAATTCATTTTTCAAGAATAATGATAGTAATAATCTTCGTATCGACAGTTGAGACAATGATTTGAAATAATGTCGCGCAGCATTTCAAATGTTATCATTTTGGGATAAGGTCTTGGATTTGGACTAAATGCGGATAAAAGCAGCGTCATGAGTTTGATATCTGGATAAATATTCGTAGGATTCATTATATCTTGAAGATGGTTTTTTTGAATGTATGCGTCGATTCTGCGCGTGACTTCTGTTCGCGACATTTTTGTCCGACCTGGTTCGCCTAGGAATTCGGCAAGTTGTGGCGTTATTTCACACACGAGTTTTTTACTTTTTATCATCATCGCGAATGATAATGGATGGATTGACTGGATTATAAAATGAAAAATGTAAATGTAAATATTTATTTTCAATTTTATGAATTAATTAATTATTTTACATTCTTTTATTTCGTCTTGTTTTTCTTGTTTGACGTTTACGATTTTTATTTTTATAGTAGGTTTTATTTTTATATTTTTTACTATGTTTGCTTGTTCGTTTCCTTTTTCGTCCTCCGTTTGACGGCATACCGCCTGGCGTCCGATTATTTATTATAAGTGGATTTATTTGTGGTTGTTGTGGTTGTTGTGGTTGTTGTGGTTGTTGTGGTTGTTCGCGCTGTAGCTGTCGCTGTACAGGATTTACTCTGCCATTATTTGCATTTTCCACATCTACCCTTAGCATATCGGGATCGGGTCGCTGGATTAATCCAGCCAATTCGTCATCTGAATCATCAAAATTCATTTTTATTACTTTAAAATATACAAATTATACAATACTATGTATATTTTAAATCGAGATTATTTTATTTTTTTTTAACAACCGGAGTCCATTTATACACTCCATTTTTATCTGCGACCGATTTAAAAAACTTGCCGTTATTTCCTTTTTTGGTTTTATTTTTGCAATCGTTTGCAGCGAATGCGGGAGATGGGCGCGATTTATATTTTTTTTGCGTCTTTTTATTCTTATTATCGCATTTAGATATTTTGGGCATCTTATAAAAATGTGTTAATATTTTATTATTATATTATTACTAAATATTAAATTTAAAATAATAAAAAAAAATTTATTATTTTATTTTTTTATTTTATTTTTTAATAATTTTTTTTAATAATTTTTATACCACAACCTTCGTTTATTATAGTTGCATTTTTCGAAACGTCCGCGTTTTTTCGATGGGTATGTATGCATACGGTTCAATAATTTGAATGCAATGTGAAATTGCGTGTGAACTTGTAGGTTGAAAGTGGAACTGGGTGATTCTGCCGCCATCGTTCACGAATGAAACAAGGTCACTTGCCAAGTATTTTCCAAAATCGTCAGACACGTCCTTTTCCGCGTGTTTGAATTTGTCCATATGGTCGGTATACGTGTCACGCGTAACAATGGAGATACGAGATCCATTCTTCTGTTTCCGCTCTTCTTTTTTGACGCGCATCAAGTATGCCAACAGAATAAACAAGTCGTCGTTTAGCCCAATCGGTGTGATAATGTGAGGGACTTTCTGTAAAATCTCATCCAGTCCTGGAACGTAATAATCCGGGTTGTGTTTATCAGTGCGTGATTTGTGAATGACAACAAGCGGATTGCGGCCGTTTCGCCTGACAATCTGGAGCATGGTGTTCAAATCATCGATGTGTGGAATACCATTTCTAGAAAGCAAAACATTTGCTCCATCAATGATTGCATCGTAATTTGGTGCTTCGTTGAGTTCGTTGAGTTTTTTCAAAACGGGAACATGCTGTTTGGATTTGGATTTATTTTTGGGATTTTTTTCCATTTCAGTAACAATTTTTTGAATGTAGTGTTCGCATCCTTGAAGCGCGTACCTGGATAAACATGGTTCGCATTCGACCAACTCACGTCCGCCTTGACTGTTAGATTGAGAAGAAGAATCGTGCAAAAACTTGCCGTCCAAGTAACGAAACAGGAATGTGAGGCGATTTTCAATCATGAATCGAATGTCTTTGGAATCGAGAAGCGCGGCATCAATGTATCGCGTAAACAAGTGCGCACAGTATTCGGGATCAGGGTTGTAAATCATGAGTGCAAAGTAGTCGCGTTTCATGGAAAGTCGGTCAAACACGGAAGCAATGCGCGCGTCGTCATGTTCCAAAATCGCAAATCGTAGCACCATGGTAATAATGCCTTTTTCTCGCGTCGTGTCAATTAATTCTGCATTCTCATCGAGCAACAAGCGAAACTCGTCCATTTTATTACTTTGAAGTAGCTCGTTCATTCTTCGCTGAAGTTGACCCAGTTCTTTTGCTGACATAGTTGTAGTCCTAGCCATAGTAGATTCTCTCGAAATAAATGGAAACAATGGAAACAATGGAAACAATGGAAACAATGGAAACAATGGAAACAATGGAAACAATGGAAACACTGTAAGATGTAAAAAAAGAAATTATTTTTTCAATTTGTTTTATCTTGCATACATGAGACCGCAATTTCCGCCGACAAATGTCAGCATGTTGAAGCGTTCCTCAAAAACCGTCAAATTATAATTGTAGTCGTAAATTCTCCAGGTTGGTTTATTCACACCAACAGGAACTTGGGTTTCCGGATCGCAAATGGTCAAGAAATTCGCGCTCGGGTCCAGCGGCGGATAGAACGTGGTAAATTCAAGCTCAATCGTTGAAAACTTGCTGGCATTGATTGCGCCAGAAGGTTGAAAATCGCTGGGTTCAGTGTTTAGGCAAAAATTGTAACAATAAAGGCCATCGGGTGCTGAACCGCGGCTGCTGGTATACTTTTCCAGATAGTTGTAAATTCCGGCATCGAGTAAATTCTCTCTGTATTTGCCATCCAATAAAATTCCTAAATTCAAAAGAATGTCTTTTTGGTTTTGAACGCTGAATGGCGGCGTAATAAAGTAGCCGGTATTTTGAGACAAATACGAATTATAACCAGGTCCAAGATTTATAGGATATGCAGGAGTGCATGGATTTGATGACGGAGTCCATGTAATTGGAACTGTCGTTGGGGCCGGCAACAATCCGTCCGGTTTATACCTGTAAGGCCAGTTCGTATAATTTCCCCATTCGTTTCGCAAGTACGCGTCGCTCCTTTGAAAATAAAACATCCAGCTGGCGACCATACCGAGCGTGCTTTGCAGCCATACGCGACGACTGCCGGTGACGTTTTCGAAATCCCATTGATACACGGATTTAAACAAGTACTGTTGCGGGACGGTTGCAAATTGTTTGGCTTCGTCCGCGGACAAGAAGCAATAGGTGGACATGAGATGAATATCGGCATTCCAGTCGCTGCGAGTTGAACTGCCGTAATCCAGTTCAATGTTGGGTGGTGGCTGAATGAATCGATAAAATTGCTGCAAATTGTCATTGAAGTTGGGCTGAATATAATTTGGCGTAACGTATTCTGGGAAATAGGGCGGTTCTGTGTTTGCGGTACTAGGTGCGGCAGTTGCACTACCGGTGGCCGGATTCAACACGTCGCGAATGACAAACAGTTCGCGAATGGAGCGCAGCGTAATGTCGATTTGAAGCTGGTTGTATTGGAGCGCGACAAGCGGGAACGCCATTTTGCTGCTCAGCGTGAACCATGCATTGATGGGAATATACAGTTTTCGGAACCGAATGGACGGATCAATGCCTGCTGGATCGTTTTGATAATTATAAAAGGCATTGGGATATTTTCCATTGTTGGATGAAAACAGGGCAGGATTATTCAGTTCCGGAATGTTGCCGGTCATTCGATTATACAAGTCGCGCTCGGTTCCGTTGAAGTTTCTCTCCACGAGCGCTTGCAAGTATCCGCCTGTAAGTTTCTGAAGTGTTTGGCCGCCGACCGAAATTGTGATTTCTTTGATCATTTGCGTGCCGATATTTTCAATCCATTTGAATTCGTAGGGCGTCCACGACTGTCCACAGCTTTGGGGCGGCAGAATAGGGCTCCAAATGTTTGGCAGCGTGACAACCAGGTACGTGTCCATTAGCAGTTCAGCGTAGCGTGGAATGTAAAATGTGAATTTAGAAGATTCATTTAACCGTAAATTTCGCTGCCCGTCGAAATCGATTCTAAATTTTTGCAGACCGAAATTTGTATACTTTGCATATGTTGTTTTGAAGAATGTTTTTTTAGGATTGGAATTAAGAATCACGTTTTGATTGCCGTATGCGACCAAATTTAATAAACCGCCTGCCATTATTTATTTATTTTATTTTTTTTATTTATAAATTTTTTTTAGAGAGAAGAGAGATAATAATTAATAAGTTAATAATAAAATACTATATAATCTAGATATAATAATTTTAAATTATATTTCATACAATTAAATAATTGAATAATTGAATAATTGAATAATTGAATATTTTGCATATAATTCATACAATAATATAATTACATATAATTCAATAATTTAAAATATATATAAATTATAAGATTTAGTATTTTATATTCATAATTTATTTTTCATACACATTATATTATTTAAAATTATTTAAAATTATTTAAAATTATTTAAAATATAGTTTAAAACAAATAGTTAAAAATAAAATAAATGTCAACTCCAAGCAGTCCAGGCAGTAACGCAATTTCAGGTGTTGCTGATGCAGCCAACAATATCAAGTTGAAATTAAAATCATACATGTCGCAAACGGATAATACAACGCTCATTCATGTTATTGGTACTACGCTGGTCATAGTTATAGCGGGTTGCATCGTATATTACGTGTATCATAAAATGACGCTGCTTCCCAAAAGCTGCAAACGTTTAAACGGCAAAAAGTCGGCGGCGCTAAATTCAAGTTGGATTACGACTGCATCGGCTGATCCGTCTTCTCAGTTTTTACTAAGAGATTACTATGTAAAAACGGCATACAATTGTTGCTCCACGGGAAACTTTTCCAACGACTACGTAAACGTGTGTGCGCTTCAACACGCAATTAAAATGGGATGCAGGTGTTTGGATTTTGAAGTGTACGGTAAAAACGGGCAGCCAATCGTTTCCACTTCATTAAGTGATGACAAGTGCATTAAGGAAACCTATAATTCGGTGTCGTTTGATGAAGCCATGAGTGCGGTCGCGACGTCGGCATTTAGTCCAAGTTCAAACGTGTGTCCCAATCCCAGCGATCCGTTGCTACTACTGTTCCGAATCAAAACCAACGACGTGGACGTATTGAATAGCATGGCGGATATCATTAAATCGAACCTGAATGACCGATTGATTCCGGAATATAATCACGAATTTGGCGGGAGAAATATATGCGCCGAGCCGGTGAATAATTTTGCGGGAAAAGTGGTGGTTATTGTGGAAAGTAATCCGCTGTTGTATCAGCCGGGTGCGGAACGCATGTATGAAATTACGAATTTGACGAGCAATGCATTTTTGAGGATTTTGACCGTGTTCAACGTGCTGAACAGTCCGGACATTACGGAACTGACGTCGTTTAATAAACAGTATATGACGATTGTTCTACCGGATTCGTCCATGTCGGCGGAAAATTATGACCCGATGCCGCCATCGCTAGCGGGGTGTCAGTGCATGGCGCTTTCGTTTCAGCTTTCTCAAGACGGAAATCTGGCGGTGTACAATGACTGGTTTGAATCGGGGCCGATGAAGAGCGCATTTTTACTCAAACCGGCGAATTTAATGTTTGTTCCTCAAACGATTAATGCGCCCACGCCGCAAGACCCGAAACTCTCATTTGCCAGTCGCCCGCTACAATCCAACATGTACAGTTTTACGATTTAATTGGAACGAATACTGAGTAACTTGAGTATTAAGGTTAACTTTTTTAATTGTTTTTATTTTGTAATAAAATAATTAAAAAATTGAAATAAAGGTTTATAGTTAATTAAATATAATAAGCTAAGCGAATTGCTTTAATGCAAGAATTAAAAGAAGAATCAAACGAGTTGAATGAAAAAGGTAAGAAAAGAAAAATTGTCATTAAACAGAAAGCCAGCGTTATTATATCCGACGACGACCTCGTTGAAATGAATCGTGAATATTTAAAGGAAATATTTACGCAAGAGCAGATTGAAGAGTTGAAAAAGGGGTATACGATTAACAAAGAAAATCGCGAAAAAAACGTTTATAATTTTATCGATGCGTATCGCTGCATGATGAAACAACAGTTTAATGAAGAAACGCAACCAAGCGCGGATTATCAGCTATTACATAAGCTTACCTCGAGTCCAGAAAAAGTGAAAGTGGTTTGGAGCGGGTGTTTGCAAGCGTTGCGGCGTCTTCCGAGCGAGTCGGTTGGACACATTGTTACTTCGCCGCCATATTACAATGCGCGCGAATATTCCACGTGGCCGAATTTGGATGCGTATTTGGCGGATATGCGCGCAATTATATCGGAATGCTATCGAGTGCTGGATAATCATCGCGTGTTTGTATTCAATGTGAGCGACGTGGTGGACAATGACAAAATGGATAAAATCAATGCATTCGGAAACCGCAAAATTCCGCTGCCTGCATATTTTATAACCATGTTTGAGGAATGTGGGTTCACGTATGTGGATGACGTTATTTGGGACAAGGGGGAGGTGCAGAGTTCGCGACATAAAAACGGGAATAAACCGTTCCCATTCTTTCAATACGCGTGCAATTGTTACGAACACATTCTCATCTTTCACAAGCATCGACTGGAAAAGGACGTCAAGTATCCATGCAATGACTGCGGCAGCTTGAATGTAAAGAGTAACAGCTACACGTTTCGCGGATTGCGTTCGTGGGAATGCAAAAATCCAAAGTGTGAACGCAGCGAGTCGGACAGAGGGAAGCGGTTCTCATTGAAAACAATCATGACCCAAAATCCGTTTCGGCAGCAAGAGAATGTCATTCCGAAGGAGCTCGTGCAAGAATGGCGGCGGGATATTCGTAAACTGTCGCCGGTGATTAAAATAAATAGTAAAAAAGAAAACAAATTGGGTCATACTGCACCGTTTCCGATGGATATTCCGCTCATGAGCACGTATTATTATAGTTATCGCGGGGACATTGTTTTAGATGTATTTGCCGGAAGTTTTACAACGGCGATTGCGGCGCAAAAGCTGGGTCGAATTGGCGTAGGTTTTGAATTGCGCAAAGATTTGTTTCGGGAGTGCATCATAAAAAATATTACGAATCATGAGTGTCAATTAGAAGAGATTGAATAAATGGAATGCTGAATAATGGATTATTTGTTTTCAAGTAATGCTATTTTTGCCTTTAATTCAGCATTTTCTGTTTTTAATTCAGCGGCATATTCTTTTTTAATATTTTCTTTAATATCTTCGATTACATCTGTTAAATCCGCATTTACAGAATTAAATGCTGAATTTATTGCATTTCCTGCTGCTGTACCGAGAAATACATTTTTGTGGTTATGGTTCAATTTGCCAGGAAGTAACTTATCCACATGGTGCAAATTCACTTTGGTTGTGGTGCGATTAAATTCTTCTCTCCCAATATCACCTTCAATTGCACCATCTACTATATCTTTAAATTTTATTGTTGCAAGTTTAATATCTCCACATTTTATCATTTCGGGACAAACTGTTTTTCCATAACGAATCGAATATTCCTGCAACCTCTCATTTTCAAGGAACAAATTAGATTTTTCAAACTCGGTTTGAAACTTGTTAAAAACGTCGATTTGGGGGTCAGTGAAATGCTCTTTGAAATCTTCCATTTTAGTCATTTGATAAAGCATAACATATTTAACATTTTCTATTTCAGATTTAGTAGCATAATCCATTTCATTTTGTCCGATAAGCTTTGGTCCAATGTATATTGATTTACCTTCTGTTCCAAATTTATCAAGATTTTTAATATCCTGCACCCACATGATATCTTCTTTTTTGTAATCGTCGCGATTTGAACTTATTTTGTCCCATTCAACCGGTGCGGGATGTATTTTCAACTCATCATAAGATTTATATCTAACAATGTTAGGCAGTTCGCGTAATAATACTAAATTGGAAAAATACTCTTGTGGTTTACAAAGAAGTCGCCAACCAGCTGAGAATTTATTGTCAAGAAGTATGGGATCGCTACTATAATTATTAGTAAAACTATTGAATGTAACATTCACTGGACCAAACCGAGATCTTCTATTCGTATAGACACCTCCACCACCTCTATCTAGTTCACTTTTTGATATTTTGGTTTTTGCAGCGGAAGGAAGTATTTTTAATGCACGGTGATATAAGTTTTTGATATTCATCATTTTATCTTCGTAATATTTTTTTGGTATAATTCTAATTTTATTTCCAGTGATACCACGAACATCCATATAATCGCGTCTATTAATCGGTTTTAGTAGTATTCATTCTATCATTAAACAATATTTTCAATTTTTTTAATATTATAAAATATTTTTATAATAGTAATATAGTAATCATAAATAATTATTTTTAATGAGTGAGAAAAATATAGAGCGTTCTTTAGAGATATTGAAAAAATCGCAAAATGAAATCGAGGCGTCACAGGGTGAAAAACTGGTGAGTAATCCGACAATTCAGGAAATTATTTCGATTGTCGAGCAGTTTTTAATCAAACATCATAAAACAAGTGAATAACTTCAATTGTTTTGTTTGTTACATTTGACGGATTTAACCAATATTTTATTTGTTCTTTTAATGTTTTTAATCGTTCTGACCATTCACCATTTTTTGTTTTTTTAACAACGCATATTCCGTTTCCATCAAGACACCAACACGAACTTATATTTATTCCATTATTTATATAATCATCGGGATTAAATCTAATAAATACAATTGGTCTATGTTCCAAATCTTGTGATAATTCCATTATGCGTTTGTTTTCACAACTGCAATTATATGTAATATGTTGATTTTCATCAATTTCAATAATTACTATTTGGTATCCCAAATCGACTATTAAATCCGGTCTTCGTTTCGAACAACCACCGATTATGTATTTATCGTTATTCCATGTACAATGTGGAAAACATGTTGTTACATATTCAACGACTGCGCGTTCTTTGGTTTTATAATTACGCGAAACCGGTTTATCGGGGAATAAATTCATATAACAAAATAGACAATATCCATCATATTTTTCTTGAACAATTGTTAAGCACCAACTACTTTTGCACTTTTTATGTATTACATTCACCATTCCATCCTTTTTATGCGTATAACAATATAGTGCTTTTTTCTCGCCGTCAATATTAAATGTTGGTATAATTTTACATCCTTCATGAATACAAGTTCTATTTTTTACATCTACCATTCCATATTTTTTATGCGCGGAGCAATATAATGCTTTCGTTTCGCCATCAATATTAAATGTTGGTCTAATATTACATCCTTCGTAAATACAAATTTCATGTTTTACATCGATCATCCCTTCCAATTTATGAGACGAACAATATAACGCTTTTGTCTCACCATTAATATTAAATGTTGGTCTAATATTACATCCTTCGTGAATACAAAATTCATGTTTTACATCGATCATCCCTTCCAATTTATGAGACGAACAATATAACGCTTTTGTCTCATCTTCAAAATTAAATGATGGTTGAATTTTACATCCTTCATGAATACAAGTTTTATCTTTGACATTTATCATCCCTTTCAATTTATGAGACGAACAATATAACGCTTTTGTCTCATCTTCAAAATTAAATGATGGTCTAATTTTACATCCTTCATGAATACAAGTTTTATCTTTGACATTTATCATCCCTTTCAATTTATGAGACGAACAATATAACGCTTTTGTCTCATCTTCAAAATTAAATGATGGTTGAATTTTACAATCTTTTTCTATACACATTTATCTAATAATTTGTTAATAAATAAATATATTTAATTTAATTTAATCAATTTTATGTTTAAATCGCCGTTTTTAATCTAATAAAATTTGTGGTTCATAATAGTTAATCATTAATATAAAATATTTTTTATATTAATAATAATATAGGTATATTAGATAATTATTTTAAAAAATGAGCGAAAAGGACATTGAGCGTTCTTTAGAGATATTGAAAAAATCGCAAAAAGAAATAGAGGTATCACAAGGTGAAAAGCTGGTGAGCAATCCGACAATTCAGGAAATCATTTCAATTGTTGAACAGTTTTTAATAAAAAAAAAGCTGATTTGCTACGGTGGAATTTCTATAAATAATGTTTTACCAGAAAAAGACCAATTTTATGATTTGAAGAGAGAGATTCCGGACTACGATTTTTTTTCGCCGAATTCGCTGGACGACGCCAAAGAGCTTGCGGATATATTCTATAAAAAGGGGTTCAATGACGTGGAAGCGAAATCCGGCATGCATACGGGAACGTACAAGGTGTTTGTGAATTTCATTGGTGTTGCCGACATTACGTTTATCGAGCCGGAACTGTTTAAAAGCTTGATGCGCGAAGCCATTGAGCGCAACGGAATCTTGTATACGCCGATTAATTTTCTGAGAATGTCCATGTATTTGGAACTGTCGCGCCCCGACGGTGATGTGAGTCGCTGGGAAAAGGTGTACAAGCGCTTGCTTCTTTTCAACAAGAACTTTCCGTTGAAAGGAGACAATTGTTTGAAAAAAGCAAAAGGTGCGATAGCGGCGCCCTCGAAAAAGGAGGAGGAAATATTTGAGATTGTGCGCGACGAAGCCATTTCAGAAAAGCTGGTATTTTTTGGAGGGTACGCGTGCGCGCTTTTTTCCGAACATTTGAAAAAGGACCAGCGTCCTATCCTATATTCCGCCGTCCCATCATTTGATTTGTTGTCCGAAGATGCTAAAAAGTCGGCGCATAAATTGAAAGACAAGCTGGAAAGAACGGGGCATTTCGGTCGTGTGATCGTGGAAGAACGCGAAGATTTCGGAGAACATGTGTCTGAGCATTATGAAATTGTCGTCGATGGAAGAACGGTGGCATTCGTTTACGAGCCGTCTCCCGGCGCCTGTCATAATTATAATGTTGTGCGCATTAATAAAAAAGATGTGAATATTGCGACTACGGATACCATTCTCAGCTACTACTTGTTGTTTCTTTATATTAATCGCCCGTATTATGACCGAGACCGCCTACTTTGTATGAGCCAATACATTTACGATTTGCAGTATGACAATTTGACAAAAAATGACGGCGTTTTTAAACGGTTCTCGAAACCGTGCATCGGCAAACAGGTGACTTTAAAAGACATCAAGGATGTAAAATCGCACATGTTTAACAAACTGAAAAATAAAAAAGGAACGCGCGAATACGACGAATGGTTTTTAAATTATAATCCAATCGAAAATCAGAAAATGAAGGCGCTCAAAGGGAAAAATGCTAAAAAATTCGATGAAAAAATAAAAGAGGTGAATAAATTTTCTCCGTCTTATTCCAAACGTAAACACAAGGATAATAAAGATCGAATAAGAACGATGACATCAAGAACGAGGACAACACCTCGAACCAAGACAAGAACTCATAAGATACATCATTATAGAAGAAGCTAAGCCGGATTAAATTCATTCGTTGTCTTTTTTTACAGTTTCATTTTGGTAACATTTCCTGCAAAGAGGAACATAAATGTCATCTGCACCGATCAACACTTGTTCCGTGCTGCTCGTATTTCGGAATGAAAATGGTGCGGACGTTCCATCTTTGCATTTTCCGCAAAGCGCGCGCAATTTTGTCACCTTGTCACAGAGAGGAACAAGGTCGAGCAGTTTCCCAATTTTCTCTCGTTTGAAATCTCCATCGAGGCCACAAATGTAGATTTTTTTATGATGGTCTTCCACCATTTCAGTTGTAAACTCGACGATATCGTGAAAGAACTGCCCTTCGTTGATTAATATGACGTCGCATTCATTTATTTGTTTCGCTTTTTCCTCTACTTGCATAATTTCTTCCATTGAGAAACCCATGATGCAAGGTATCATTTGTTTGTCATGCGTTGAAAGCATGGTTTCAGAGTAGCGATCATCCGCTTTGAAATTTACAACACACACTTTCAGCTTACAAAATGAGAATTGTCTATAGTAATTTAAAAGTGTCGATGTTTTTCCAGACCACATCGGACCTAATATGAGTTCAAGGTAACCAGTTTTAGAGTGGTGAATGCGCAAATCATTGGACGTAGTCATTTATTAAAATTATTATAACTGCAATTATGTATGTATACAAGTAACATTTGTTTAATTCAATTTTCTTAAAAATCAAATATATTTTAATTTGAAAAATATATTTGAAACTATATTTGAAAATATATTTGATTTTTTAACGTTAAAAATCCTGATTATAGTGGCAGTGTCATTTTTTTAAGTAGAATATGAGGGAACATCTTTAGTAAGTTTACAGTTTATAGTATTTTCTCTATTAATTCCTTGCAAAGGCCCGTCTTTATAATTCGGGATATTTGCGCTGGCATATGTTGTATTTAAAGAAAGAGAAGTCGTTCTGACATTACTGTCTCCAGATTTTCTATAACTAAAAACAACTTGAGTTCCAACCGGATAATAAATTAACAGTCCAGGTGTTCTTTGTGTTGTTTGATTTCCAAATAAAATAGTGGTGCTGCTAGTATTAGGAGGGGTGACTACACAACTTAATAACAAGTCGTTAACTTCTATTCCAGAATTATCAAGTAGAGAAGGTATATCAGGTGATGATGATGATACACTACTTATTACCGTTACACCTTCTCTAGCGAAAGATGTAGAACCAGAATAAAACTTACTTAATTCATACGGACTTACAATAGACCAATCAAACCCCAAATAAATTTTGCTTTTATAATCGGCTCGTGTTGTTTTTAGCACATTCAACGAATTTTGTAATACGTATTGATTAGAACCTCCTCCAAAATTCTCGGAATTGGTATATCCAAATGTATATATTCCAATAACATCAGCATTAGTATTAACAATTGGTCCGCCCGAATTACCACCACCCGATGGTGCGTTCATAAATATAGTATCTGTAACTTGATGACCATCCGGATCACACCAATGTGGATCTCTAACATTACCAAAACTAATTGAATCTTCATCAACTACTAATGGATTACCGACAACACAACATACATCTCCATAATTTACAGGTGTTGTATTTATTTTAAGACAATAATCAGAATGACTTCTAAAATCAATACCAGTTACAATCAAAGCAATATCAGCAACTCCGTCTATATATATTTTTGTAGGATCTAGTTCAATCCATGTATTATTAATAGTATTTTGTATGTATCCCTTATATAATATGTTATATATTGGAGGTGAAATATGTGTATATGATACACAATGTGCGGCGGTAACGAAATATCCATGCTGTAAATCCTCTTCTCTTTCATAATAATAGAATCCAGACCCTCGCGACACTGTTCCTGTTTCTGAAAATGAAAACACAATTTGACTCGTTGCATTTTGTAATTTTGTTATTGAATTGAGCGACATTCCAAAATTTCCAACAGGACCTTGAGTTCCAGTGGGACCCGTTGCGCCATCACTTCCTTTTTCACCAGTTGCACCATCACTTCCTTTTTCACCGGTTGCACCGGTTGCACCATCACTTCCTTTTTCTCCAGTTGCGCCCGTTGCGCCATCGCTTCCTTTTTCACCGGTAGCACCCGTTGCGCCATCGCTTCCTTTTTCACCGGTAGCACCCGTTGCGCCATCGCTTCCTTTTTCACCAGTTGCACCCGTTGCGCCATCGCTTCCTTTTTCACCAGTTGCACCCGTTGCGCCATCGCTTCCTTTTTCACCGGTAGCACCCGTTGCGCCATCGCTTCCTTTTTCACCGGTAGCACCCGTTGCGCCATCACTTCCTTTTTCACCGGTAGCACCCGTTGCGCCATCGCTTCCTTTTTCACCAGTTGCACCCGTTGCGCCATCACTTCCTTTTTCACCAGTTGCACCCGTTGCGCCATCACTTCCTTTTTCACCAGTTGCGCCCGTTGCGCCATCACTTCCTTTTTCACCGGTTGCACCTGTTGCACCATCGCTTCCTTTTTCACCGGTTGCACCCGTTGCGCCATCGCTTCCTTTTTCACCAGTTGCACCCGTTGCGCCATCGCTTCCTTTTTCACCAGTTGCACCCGTTGCGCCATCGCTTCCTTTT